TGAACATCAGTTTAAGCTCAACAAACCTGACAAGGATGGCATTACAGAACGAGAGCATCTTGAACAAGTAGAAAGGCAGATTGGACGTAGACTTGAAGCATTGGAACCCCCGACAGATTTCCCAATGATCTTAAGTCACGTCTGGTCTGCCTTTTTGACGTTGAGTAACAGAAGAAGTACAGGGTTTTCTGGGCCTAACCCAATTACCTTTGAACAGATAAAAGCGTGGAAAGAACTGACTGAAACACCGATAGATGCTTGGGAGATAGAAGCAATTATTAGGTTAGATGCAGTCTATATGGGGGTGGCTAATGGCTGACGATCTTATTGAGATTGGGATTAAAGTAAATAGTAATGCTGAAGCTGCTTATCGTGGACTAGATAAACTTAATGGTTCTGTTGTAAACTCTCTTAAACATGCTGAGAGGCTGCAAAAGAATTACGCACTTTTAGACAAAGCTTTTAACGAGAACAAAGTTACGCTACAACAATACGCAAAAGGTATCCAACAAGTAGACGCTTCTATTGCCATGCTGAACAGAAGGATGTCTGATGGCGTAGATGCAATTTCTGAATATTCTGGTCACGTAAATCAAGCCAGAGGCTATACTAACCGACTTGGGGTTGTTACGCAACAAGCTGGTTATCAAGTGGGTGACTTTTTTGTCCAGATACAATCTGGCACTAATGTGTTTGTTGCCTTGGGTCAACAGGCCACTCAGCTTGTTGGTACATTTGCTATGCTCTCTCAGAGTACAAAAGCTATTGCTATTTTCTCTGGCCTTGGTATTGCTATTCCCATTATTACCTCTATCCTTGCTTTTATGTCTAGGACTACAGAGGAAACTAATAAGACTGTTGATGCATTTAAGGAACTAACGGAAGCAACTAAAGAGCTACACACAGAGAGAATGAAGCTTATTGACCCTAACTTTAGCGAGATGCTAAATTCTTCTCAATCAGAACTCTCTAAGTTGACTATTGCCTATGAAGATGCAAAAGAAGCAGCGAGACTTCTTTCTCTAGAGCAAAGTTATATCGGGACAGACCTTACTCCAAGTATTGTAGCCGCAGGGGAAATTGTAACTCTAGAGCAACAAGCTGCTGACGCTGCCGTGGAAAGGGCAAGAGCTAAACTAGATGCATATCAGAATGAACTTAAGCTGACGGAAATAGAGAGGGCAAGAGTTGCACTCCAACAAGAAATAGGAAGACTTCGTTCAGAAGAAGCTCAAGCTTATGCTGAGACTGTGGCTGAGGCAAACAGACTAAAAGATAGCATTGGGCAGGCATATCTTGAAGCCCTAGGGTTAGCTCAAGTTCCTATGGAAGTGGGGATAGACAAAGCAGCAGAAGCTGCAAGGCTGTTGGCAGAGAGACTTGGAATATCATTAACCCAAGCTCAGAACTTAATCAACATTGCTTCTACTAAAATACCCAATGATTTCCGCGCACCTGCATCTGGGGATACAACTGCAAAAACAACTGTAATCAGGCCCCCTATTGCCTCAAGTAACTCTGGCGTTGGTGGCGGTGGAACTGCTAGTGACCTTCTTGCTGATTTGATTAAGAGAGTAGAACTTGAAAAAGAACTACTAGGTACGTCAGAAGAATACCAAGAGGTTATGCGAACTATCCAAAGTTCTGACAAGAAGTATTCTGAGGCAGCTATTCAAGGTGCGGTAGCACGTCTTGAGGCTATCAACAAAGAAAAAGCTGCTCTAAAACAAATGGAGTCTTTGCAAAAAAACATTGCTGAAACTATCGGTGATGGTTTTATGTCTATGGTTGATGGTACAAAAACTGTCAAGGATGCTTTCAGAGACATGGCTAGGGACATTATCAAGCAGTTGTATGAAGTCCTTGTCATTCAACGTCTTGTTGGTTCCGCTCAAAATGGAACTGGTATTGCTGGACTTATCGGTGGTATGTTTGCCAATGGTGGTGCATTTAGCGCTGGTAGACAAATCCAAGCCTATGCTAATGGTGGTATTGTTGGTGGTCCTACTTACTTCCCTATGGCTGGTGGTAAAACTGGTTTAATGGGAGAATCTGGCCCTGAAGCTATCATGCCTCTGAAAAGAGGTAAAGGTGGTAAACTTGGTGTGGCTGTAGAGGGTAACTCAGGTTCTGTTGTTGTAAACAATACTATCAATGTTACAGGTGGTTCTGACCCTGCTGCTATTCGTGCTGAAGTAGCTAAACTTATGCCACAGATTACAAGTGCCACTAAGAGTGCCGTTATTGATGCTCGTAGACGTGGTGGACAAATGAAAGCAGCCTTCCAATAAAGGATAATTACTTTGGCTATCTCTTACCCATTGGCATTACCTACCTCTATTGGTATTGCTGAAATCACACTATCTGCTAATAATGCTGTTGCTATTAGTCAGTCCCCCTTTACCTTCCAACAACAAATAGTTCGTCACGCAGGACAGAGGTGGACAGCTTCGGTTTCTATTCCCCCAGTTCGTAGGGATTTAGCTGAACCTTGGAATGCTTTTCTATTGGCTCTAAATGGGCCTGTAGGAACTTTCTTGCTAGGAGACCCTAATGCTAAAGCGCCTATGGGAACAGCCACCTCAGCTACTCTTACAGGGACTGCTGGCTCCTCTAGCCCTACTATCACTATGACAGGGACTCTTTTGGCTGGGGACTATATTCAACTTGGTTCTGGTGCTACAGCAACTCTCCATAAAGTGTTGGTAGATAGAAGCGGTAGTGGTACAGTAGAGATTTGGCCTAAGTTACGTTCTACTGTGACAGGCGCTACTGTAACACTAAGTAACACTGTTGGTAGGTTCCGTCTATCAGGTAATCAACAATCATTCAGCATCGACAGTGCCAGTATTTATGGTATCAGTTTTGATTGCGTAGAAGCCCTATAAGGTAGTTAATATGACAGATAAAAAAATCTCAGAACTTACCCCACTCACGGGTGCTAATGCTGCTCTAGATGATTTGTTGCCCATTGTGGATGTAAGTGCCGTTGAAACAAAGAGCATTACTAGGGGTGAGTTTTTCCTTAACCTACCTAGTTTTAGCACTATTGATATTAACGGGGGAACTATTGATGGAACAACTATCGGGGCTACTACCCCTTCTACAGTAGCTGCAACAACTGGTACATTCTCAGGTGATCTTTCTGTTGCAGACAAGATTGTTCACACAAGTGATACTGACACTGCTATTCGCTTTCCTGCTGATGATACAGTAACAGTAGAAACAAATGGTCTTGAACGTATCAGGGTGAATAGCACAGGTCTGGGTATTGGTAAAACACCGACTTCCCCTCTGGATGTTAATGGGCAAATCACTAGATTGTTTACTAACGTAGGTACTAACACTGTTGCACAGGCTTTGGCAACAAACCATGTTAGTCAAGTAACAGTTAGCACCAATATCACACTAACAACAACTGTACCCCCTGCTGGAACAACTGCTCGTGTTATTATTGTGACCAGTGGTACTACCTCTAGGACAGTAACTTTTGGCTCAGGCTTTAAAGCCACTGCAACATTGGCAACTGGTACTGTAGCAGGTCGTAGGTTTGTTATTACTTTTGTGAGTGATGGAACACAACTCCTTGAGGCTAGCAGAACCTTAGCCATTACAGTATAAATTTGAGGGAACGATAGAATGAGCAGAGATATAGGTATAGTCACAGTCGCAGAACTGTCAAGAGAAGTCCTTGCACCATTCTTTGCTGTTGAGCTAGACCTTGATAGTGCGCCTCTTTATCTCTGGTCAGGATATGGTGATCTAGTTATTGATGATAAGACTTACCTTGGTGCTGGTCAACTCCTTAATATCTCATCTGTGTCTGAAACCACTGAGATGGAAGCTAAAGGGGCAGTTATCTCAGTCTCTGGCATACCATCTAGTTTTCTATCTTTAGCTCTACAAGAACCATATCAAGGGCGAGAATGTCGTATCTACTTTGGTCTTGATTTAATTAGTGAAGCTATCTTGCAAGAGTCTAGTTCTCGTATTTTACTTGAAGATGGCGGTTTATTAGCTCCCGAAGATTCTGGAATAAGTCTGACTGAAATCTTCTCTGGGGAACTCGACCAGATGAGCATAGAAGAAACTTCTGATACAGCTAATATTTCTATTGCGGTAGAGAATGTCTTGGTAAAACTTGAACGCCCAGTTGTAAGGCGCTTTACTAACGAAGATCAAAAATCTAGGTTCCCTAGTGATCGTGGGCTAGAGTATGTAGCCTCGCTACAAGATAAAGAAATCTTCTGGGGAAAGGCTGCTCCGAAATGATAACTTACCAACAAGAATCTTTGGTAACATCTAAAGCAGATGCTATCCCACTTTTAACAAATCACTGGGAAGAAATAGCCCTCAACAAAGATAAGATTAAGTTGAACCCAGACTGGGATGCTTATGCTAACCTAGAGGAAGCGGGGGTACTCAAGATATTCACCGCAAGGGATGCAGAGAATAAACTTGTAGGGTATTTTGTTGTTTTTGTTAAAGCTCACATACATTACAAAGACAATTTGTTTGCATACAATGACCTTTTGTTTGTTGACCAAAATTATCGCAAAGGTTTTACTGGTCCAAGGTTGATGAAATTTGCTGAGAAGTGCTTAAAGGCAGATGGTGTTGACGTTATTGTTGTAAATACTAAAAGGCATAAACCTTTTGATTCCTTACTTATTTGGCTAGGATATAAGCACATAGAAAATCTTTACTCGAAGGTGTTATAATGGCAATATCGGCCCTTGTTGCGGCTATATCGACTGGTGTGGGCGTAGTAGCTGGTAACATAGCTGTTTCTAGCGCATTTACTTACTTCCTACTTAGCACAGCTATGGGTGCTGCCCTTAATGCCCTTACCCCAAAGCCTACCGTACCCTCAAGTAGCCTTGGGCGTTCTAGTGGTGGCTATAGTCTTCAAGGCACATCTGGCTCTGCTCTAGATCATCAGATCATTTACGGAGAGACTAAAGTTGGTGGTGTTCGTATATACGATTCGTCTACTGGAAGTAAAAACAAATTTCTGAATAGAGTTATAGCTTTTGCTGGTCATGAAATCGATAGTTACCAAAAAATCTATCTCAATGACGATCTTGTTACATTAGACAGTTCTGGTAACGTAACTTCACCCTCTCGCTACAAGGGCCTAGTGAACATTAAACGCTACCTTGGTACAACAACACAGACTGCCGATGCTCAACTTGTTTCAGCAACATCTAGTTTAGCTGTGTCTAATGGAAGATGGACAACTGACCATAGATTGCAAGGTATAGCTTATCTATACGTACGTTTTACCTATGATGCAGATGCTTTCCCAAATGGTGTCCCTGCTGTATCTGCTGTAATTCGTGGTAAAAAAGTCTTCAACCCTGCCCTCAATACTACAACTTGGAGTAATAACCCAGCCCTTTGTATCAGGGATTATCTAACCTCTTCTTATGGCCTAGAACAACCAGCAAGTAGAATAGATGATGATCTAGTTAATATCGCTGTGTCTATCTGTGACCAAACTGTAGAGGGAGAAAAGCGTTATACTTGTAATGGGGCTTTTGTAACAGGTTCATCCCCAGAAAATATCTTAAACGATTTGTTGACTAGTATGGGTGGGTTGCTTTGGTATGGTCAAGGTAAGTGGCGTATTAAAGCTGCATCTTGGACAGAACCTCTTGTAACTTTTGATGAAGACGACTTAAGATCAGGTATTTCCCTTTCTACAAGACATTCACGTAGAGATAGTTTTAACTCTGTCAAAGGCAAGTTTAAAGGTGAGGAGAGTGACTATCAACCTGCCGATTATCCAGAGGTCACTGAAGCCTCTTACTTAACTGCCGACAACGGGTTGGTGAACGTACTAGACCTTTCTTTGCCATTTACTTCCTCAAGTAAGACAGCACAAAGGATTGCTAGGATAGCTCTTAATCGTAATAGGGAGCAACTTACTTTTAGTGCTGCTTTTGGTATGAGGGCTTTTCAAGTACAAGTTGGAGATTTTGTTAAGATTACCAACGAAAGGTTTGGTTGGAGTGAGAAACCTTTTGAAGTAACCGAATGGACTTTTGGCCTAACTGAAGACCTTGATGTACAAACTCGAATGGTCTTAAGGGAAATCTCTGAGGGAGTGTTTACTTCGGTAGATGGTCAACCTTTTGAGAACAACAATACAACCCTGCCTGATGCTTTTTCAACTAGCTTAACTGGTGCGCCTGTTATTACAGAACAGTTGTATGTAACAAGAGATGGTTTGGGCGCTCGTGTTCTTCTTGACATAAAGTGGGATGCAGCAGAAGACGATTTTATTGAGAAGTATGTTGTTCAAGCCCGTAGGATTGCTACTCTCGAAGGTACACCCATAACAAGCGAGTTTCTATCTCTACCAGAAACAACTCAGACTATGACTGAGCTTAAAGACGTAGAAACAGGCACTTGGGAAGTAAGAGTTAAGTATGTAAACTTGCTTGGAGTTTCCTCTGAGTATTCTACTTCTACAAAAACTATCTTTGGTCTGACTGCTATTCCAGAAGAACTACAGGGTGTAACACTACAAAGTGCTGGTGGTCTAGCTATCCTCAAGTGGCAGAGGTCTACTGACCTTGATGTTAAACTTGGTGGCAACATTGTTATTCGTCATAGCGAAGCTGATACACCGACTTGGCAGAATAGCTACTCTATGGACAGAGTTGGTGGCAATGAAAGTATTGCTGTTGTCCCCTTGAAAAACGGAACTTACCTAATTAGGGCAGAAGATAGTGGCGGGAGACAGGGGCCAGTTTCTATGGTAGAGACAAAAGGTATTCAAGTTATACCTTTCACATCTGTTGGTGTTTTGCAAGAGGAAACGTAAACTATGGCAGTCTTTTCAGGAGCAAAACAAAATCTTGGTGTTGCAGATGGTAATCTAGTCATTGATGGGGCTTTAGCTGTTGATGATTGGGAAGATTTTGATAGCGTCAGTAATGTTGACTACAATGGTGGGATACTTTCTCAAGGTATCTATACTTTTGCAAATACCTTTGATTTTGGCTCAGTCAAAAGAATTAGGCTGCGTAGTCTCATAGAGCTAAATGCACTTAATATCTTCAGTTTATTTGATGATAAGACAGATGATATTGATACTTGGCTTAATATAGATGACACCGATGGGGCAGAGGTTGATTGTGTTGTTGAGTTTAGACAGAGTGACGATGCACCATCTGGATCACCAGTGTTTACAGAATACAGCCGTGTGGACAACACAGAAATTGAAGCAAGACTTGTGCAAGCAAGGGCTATCCTAACTACCGCTAACCCCGCTTTTAATGCGGCAGTATCAAAACTTAGACTTTATGCAGATGAGGTGGCCTAATGGCTCAAACGACAGACTATGAAATTGCAAACTCTAGCGGACTAGTTTTCCGTGGGAGGGTTAATGAGGTATTTGCTGCTGTTCAGTCTAATAACTCTGGATCGACTGAACCTACTGGTACTGTAGCTTATCAGTTTTGGTACGATACAGCCACTAACATTTTAAAGATTAGGAATGCTAGTAATTCAGGTTGGATCAACATCGTATCTGTGGGTCAAGCAGATGCTTTAATTGCCCTCACTTCTGGTACGGCTGCTACATATACTCCGACAGCAGGCACAAAGGCTATCCGCGTAACAGCTATCGGCGGCGGCGGCGGCGGTGGTGGTGTAGACGGGCAAGGGGCTGGTACGGCAGCTTGTGCAGGTGGTGGTGGTGCTGGGGGGAGATCGGAAATTCTTATAACGTCCCTCTCTGCATCTTACACCTACACTATTGGTACTTTTGGTGCAGGTGGTGCAGCAGGTGCAAATAACGGGTCAGCAGGCGGAACAACCACGTTTTCA